CCCGCTTTCGCTTTCCCAAAATTTGAGCTTTTTTAAGGCATCAATAGCCGACTGGACAATTCCAATAAGCCAACTCACCTTCTCTCCAATCCAATCGAAAAAAGGCGAAACCCAGTCCCACACCATATCTACCGTATCTGTCACTGCTCCACCCCAACCAATCCACATATCAATCATTTCACCAAGAGCATCTCCGAGGGTCTTTATTAAGTCCATCCACAATCCAAAAGCCCCTTTTACCACGTTGTAAATAAGGCTTACAAAAGCCGAAATCTCATCTCCGTATTCGGCCCAAGCCTCTCTAACCCATTTTACTGCTTCAATCAACATTGGCAAAATCTCATTCCCAATTTCAATAAGGACTTTACTCAACTGATTTTTAAGCATTTGCCATTGCTTATCAAAGGTTTCTGTTTGTTTTTTAAATGCGTCATTCACTTTGTTGCTGCCTACGCGCATATCATCCAAGGTGTTTGTAAAAGCCTCACTCACCTCACCAGAAAGAGAGGTAGCTGCCGTTAAAGCCTCTACACTACTCCACGCCTTACCAAGAGCTTCGCTATCCCCGTCTGCCGCCGTCGCCAATTCCTGCATAACATAAACTAGCCCCTTATCTTTGTCCTCAAGGTCAGCAACAGTAACGCCTGCTTTTGCCATTAAGTCGGACATATCTCCGGTAGGCTTTTGGAGTGCCACCACAGCCGCTCGAAGCTGATTTTGGGCTACTGATGCGGAAGTACCTCCGGTGGTTATGGCTGCGGTAGCAGCTTGAAATTCCTCTAAGGAAATCCCCGCCGAAGCAATAACCGGCGCAGTATTACCAAACGACATAGCAATTTCATCTACCGTCGTTTTACCTGCGGCTACAGTCTTAAAGAGGACATCCGCGATTTTGTCAGCATCGTTTGCATCGAGGCCAAAGGCGTTTATAGAGCTGGTCATTAAATCGACTGCTCCTCTGGTATTACCAAGCCCAGCAGTAGCCAATATTGCAGATTGCTCAAGCACATCCATCGCCCCCGTCGCCTCTATCCCAGCACTCCTTACGTCGTAAAGAGAGCCAGCCAAATCATTTACCGACGCGGGAACACGGGTTCCAAGTTCTAAAAGCTCATTTTTCATCGCCCCCATATCCTCAACATTCTCGTCAATTAGGGTGCTAACGTCACTCATCAAGGTTTCAAATTCGGTCATTGTATCAATTGCGCCCTTCACGGCGGCGACACTAATAAAACCAACCGCCAAACCTTTTAATTTGCCAACCATCTTATCTCCCGACCCCTCAATTTTCTTGAAACTTTTTGATGCCTCAGCTTCGCCCTTTTTAAGGTCGGAGGTTTTAATGCCCAATTTTACAAAGATTTCTCCTAAGCTTGTACCCATTATTTTTGCTTAAATATTGTCTTCAATTTTTCAATTGCACCCTCCTCCATCTCGGCCTCTTCCTCTCTTTCCCATTGGTGTATTACCGCAGTTAAATTGTCCAATATCGCCTTTGCCTTTGACTTGTCCCCGCTCATCGGGATTGAATAACAGGTGATTTGCCTAAGACTTTCCTCTGCCTGTAAAACTTCAATCAAATCAAGGAACTGAACAAAGCGCCAATATGGTAAATTCAAAATCTCGTTATAGCCTAGCCCGTAGAAGCGGGCGATGCGGGCAATTTCTTCGGAGTAGTCGCTTTTTTTTTCTTCTTTTCCATCCGCAGAACAAACCACAAAAGCTTTTTGACTTGCTTACCTTCAAGCCCCATCAAAACTTCTCTTTCTACCGGAATGGCCGTAACCAAGATTTCAACCATTTCGCTAAATTCAAGCAATTTCCCTGGTTTATTAGGGAGTTTTTCCTTGAGTGCCTCGGCTTGCCCAACAGTCAATTCGCCGAAGGTATACTCTTTTCCTGCTATAATCACCTTTCGAGGGGGTGATTTTACCTCATCGAGGTTAAGAGTGTTCTCCATTATTTGAAATTAAAAACTAGGCCGTGCTATCGCCGATATGACCAAGCAAATTACCATCGCTTTTGCTGGTATCAACCAAAGCCATAAATTCAACTGCAATGATTTTCGTGTCGTCGATTTTGTGTGGTAGCGTAATCTCGTTTACAACCACCGCCTTGTGAATTACCACGTCATAGGTATACACTGCCGCACCATATTTGAGCGGGTGCAAGACCAGTTCGTAGGCTTCACTGAGAGCAGAATAACCAGCGTCCTTGCCAAGCGTCAATCTGGTGGCCGCCGCAAGCGCCCCAGCCGGCATAGCCGCGTGGAGATTGGCATGGGTGTATTCCGCCAAAGGGACACGCACAACCATTCCCTCGCCAATAAGAACCTGGTCTACCGCACTGTTGCCGTACTCATCAACCGTAATAGGATGATATTCTGGCGTGTAAACGACTTCGCATCCGCCTTTGGTGTGACCTAAATCAACGGAGTTGAAAGTTACTGAGCAAGCGCCGATGGCTACGTTTGTGGCATCTCCCATTTGAATTTGTTAAAGATTAGTAATTATCTGACTTTTAAATTGAGATTAAGGCTCCATTCGTGCCGTCTTTGCTCATCAGTTCCTAAGTAAACCCAACTCGTTTCTGCGAGTACATAGTAACAATAAGTCTGGCCCGAAACAAGCTCGATGTTTGCTTTTTGGTGGAGGAAATCGTAGACTGCCTTCATTTTGGCCTCGCCCGTTGCATAAACCGAATTTCTCACCAAAATCTGCACACCGATATTATAAAGAGGCACATCCTTTTCCTGGGGTTCTCCGACCTGCTCATAAATCGCCACACAATCGGCTACGTTATGGGGTTGCTTTCCCATAAATAAATCTGTTCCGCGAGTTCCAAGGCTGCTCCCCTCGGTCTCAATATATTCTGCTAAGTCTGCAATGAAAGACATGGTAATTATTTAGAGTAATTTACTTTTAAGGCATCGGCGGTTATTTGTTTCCTGATAAATCCTTCGTATTTTGAGGCGTTTTTCTTGAGAGGGTCAGACAAGAACTTTCCTTTCCGCCCGCCTTTAAATTTATACTCAGGATGCTCGTGGAGCCGCAAGGCATAGGGAGTGTTGTAACCTACCTGCACCGCCTTTTCGCCCAGAGTATTGACAGGCTTGTAATTCCCACTCATCATCAGGGTCGACCTATCCAATGGGACTTCAAGCTTAGTTTTTCCGAGTAAATCTAAACCCGAAATTTTCAATGCTCTGTCGAGAGCTTTCTCCACATTGTCACCGAATTTTTTAAGGTTTTTTAGTACCTTGTCAGCGCCTTCCATATCAAAGCCTTATAAGGTAAATTTCAGTATGATGATGCTCGCCTAGGCCCGTCCTAGATTTATCAACCCTAATAACTTCATAATCTTGGCTCTCATAAGTCACTTTGTCCTTAATATCTATGTCCGTGTCAGGCATGACCCACATTTTCGCATCGCATCCCACTTTCTCGCCAGTTGCACTCGTTATAAGCCGGAATTTTTGCTCAAGCCGAGCCTTTTTATTTGTTGCTGCGTTGTAGGTTGGTTCGCCATACGAATTTTGACCCGATTGGGTCGCAATTGAAACGGTCTGGTTGAGTTCGTTGTAAATAGGCATTTTAGTAAAACCTTCCGATTTTAGAAATATAAGGCTTCAAAAGAATATTAGCTTTTTCAGGTAAGGTGATTTCCCCCGCCGCGCCTTCAAAATAAGAAACACTGAAATCTCCGATTTTCTTCGCCTTGATATTTGGGTCTTTGTTTGCATCACCGCCACCCAATAACCAAATGGCAATCTCAGCACAAGCATACCGAACTGCGTTGGGAATTTTCTCAATAAGTATGAATTGTGAGGTGCTATCAATTGCATTGGTAAAGGCTGTCTCCACTGTTAATTGGCCCGTAGAGGCGTTATAGGCGGTTACTAACCTTATTTCGTCTAAGTTGGTTCCGGCGGTTACTTCGACGGCCCAGTTCTTGTAATAATTGGTCGGAGCCGTCGTGGGGTCGTCTGCCAGAGTGGCATCCACAATTGTCGTAGTCGAGCCGCTATCCGCCGTGCCTCCAGCCACACGGGCATTTCCACGCGGAAACATAAGGGGCTGCTCGGGATTAACTCTGTATTTCCCATGATGGAAGCGGTGCATATCAATCATTAAGGTCGCCAACTGCAAAGATTTCACTTGGTCGGCAGAACTGGCATCGTCCCAATCAGTGCTTTTCGGATGATTTCCGAAATAAGCATCTGCCTCAACTACCGAAATATAACTCTCGGCTACGAAATCCGAAGGGGTAGAGTTTAGGCTCCCTGCGGAGACCGCTTCGCCTACAAAAGTGACATCAGCCATATTAAGAAATTAAATTTTAACTAGGAGTATATGTTTCTGGGTTGGTGAAATTGACACCATCTTTCTGCTTCCAGATATAATAAGTCACGCCGTCATCAAGCATAAATGTCACCCTTCCGGCGGCATTGGTCTGGAGCGTGCCGGCAACTATATTAGTCCCCGCCTCATCCGTTGT